TCATTGCATCAATCCTAATTGCCTATTCACTTCTTTATTTGTCCTATTAGAAGCCTCCAATATCTTTTCATAGAGCAAATTGCCAGTATATCCTTGCTTTGAGTATTTACTTTCATAATATTCAAATGGTAAGTTGGAATTATTATCATCTAAATATCTTGCTAATACTCTATCCTTCATTAATTTTCTAGCTTGCATTCTATACTTATTTCTTAATAAATGAGCCTTCCTTGCTTGTTCCTTTATAGCTAAGGATTTATCTATTTTATTAATAATATTTTTATCATGATAAATATACCATTCTCTAACTTTTAAATTACTTAACTTTCCCACTAAATTTTCATATTTTTCAAAATTAATATCTATTATAATATTTACCTTTTTAAACCTTCCTTTTTATTTGCCTTGAAGATTAATTATACTATAAATATGGGCATTTGTAAATATAAGTATGAAAAATATACCTACTACTAAATATTTAAATTAAACTTTATTCATATACTTATTTAACACCGTAAAAAAATTTCTTAATATCTTCATAGCCTGGATACTTAACCGAATCAATTTTTTCTAAAACTCTTTTAAGATCATATTCAGCAAATACTTTTTGAAAAACGGGTTTCTGATTATCTATGGTTAATATTCCACCCTGTGCAATTCCTTCATTTGTATTGGTACATCCTAATGAACCACAGTTAATATATATTTTATCTTTTCCATAAACAATAGAACCCCTGTGATCATGCCCATATAATATAATATCTGCATCAGTGTTTGAAAACATTTTTTTACAATCTGTAATATCAGGATTAGGCTTAAAATTTATGTATCTATTCTCCTCACTAATTGAATAATGAACAACTTCTATCTTGAAATTTCCTCTATGTAACTGAAGTCTATATGGTAATTTTTTAATCTAACCATAATAAAAAGACCTTCTATATTCTAATGAATACAAAAGATCTCTTACTTTACAAATAAGTATATTTATTAGCTTAAAAATATGTTTAACCTATTTTAGATGGAATCCTAAACCGTTTATAATTATGCCCTAGCTTACTTTATTTTTAAGTCTTAATTTATCAGCTACCATTGCTATAAACTCTGAATTTGTTTTATATAAACAAGCCTACAACCCAGTAATATCAATGGTTTTAACCACTTGCAAATTGAAAACATCTTTTATATTCATTGGCATATTTAATTTATATTCTTAATTATATTAATTCTATCATTATTTACTATAATTTTCAATATAAACATATTTATCTTATATATTTCTTACTCACATATCCTCCATGTTCTCCGAAATAAATGCTATACCAACCATTACCACAATCTTTGAATATATGTACTTGTTGTCCATTGTTTAATTTTCCTATTATATTAGCATTTGTACTCGGTTCATTTCTTACATTTAATACGGTAGCTGTAACAGTACCGTAATCGCCATTTGATGTACTTGATGACGAACTACTTCTTAAAAACATTTGTGCTTCTTCTTTTCTTCTTCTAAGTAGACCATTTACTGTTCTTCCTCCTGCTTTACACCACATACAAAAATCTCTTGTAATTATGTCTTTGTCTCTAACTCCTCTACATACATCTTTATATAATGTAGAACCTAATACACCACCAACGCCTACGTTATAAGCCATAGACACTAGTGCATCAAATTCATTTTGTTTTAGTCTTACACCTCTACTATCCAAATTTCTCTTTATTGGTAATGCATATTTGTTATTTAATAAATCTTCTAACATTCTACTTGCTTGTGCTTCTGTAACATATGTTAGTCCTTGTATTTCTGCTCCTGTCATGCCGTAACCTAACGTTTTTACTCCTACTATGTCGTAATAAGGTCTTGAATAAAATCCCTCGAACTTTTTAACAAAATCTACACATTCCTTTGTTACTAATCCCATAATTATACCTCCTAAAATTTTATAAAATAAAAAAGCAAGACTTTAATAATCTTACTTATTTGCAAATGTTTCTGTTAACTTGTCGACTTTAACTTCTATGTTTTTTATATCTCCCTGCATATGTTCAACCAACATTCTATTTGTAGTTACAACTTCTGTATTACTTTTATTTAGTTTTTCTAAATTAGCATAAAGTCTTTCTTTATCTTCTTTAGCATCCTGTCGTTGTTGCTCTGTTAGTTGTTTGAGATATAATCCAAGTCCAATAACACACGCTACTGGAAACCCAAAACTTTGAATTAATTCTGCCATTTTTAATTACCTCTTTTCTTATTTTTTATATAAAAATAACGTACAATCTTTAAACTGTACGCTTACCTCCAATTTTCTAATTGTTCTCTTACGTATTGTCTAACCCAATCCTCTGTTACAAAAGCATTCATATCTTCATCGACTACATTATGGGCGTCTAATATAATTCCTGTACTAGATATTAATTGTAAGTATCCTTTACCATCGCCACGTTGCTTTGTGCCAATACCATTTACAGAATTGGTTCTTCCACCATCTATTACAACATAGTCACTTACTTTACTCATCCTAGAACCTATTTCATCCGCATCTATTGTTCCAGTTTTTATACAACTTCCATCAATTCTGGTTTCTCCTCTTTCTAAATTTCTAAAAGTTACGTAGCCATCTAAATCAATATTTAATGCCCTCATTCCTATTTTTTTATCACTCATATTTATAGCACTAACCAAAGCATTGCCATTAATTTCTCCTCCATCAACTACTAAATTGATACTATCTGCATTTTGTTCTATTTTAGTATTACAATCTTTAATTTTGCCATCAACGTCTCTTATTTGTCCATTTACGGTTGAAGTAATACTTTTTTCTGTCTGCTCGATTTTACTATTACACTTATCTATTTTGTTATTTACTTCTAATGTAATAGAGTTTGCAGTTTGCTCTATCTTTGTATTAGTCTTATTAATTTCTTCTACTGTTAGAGTTATTCTATCGTCTTGCTGTTCTATAGCACTTCTAAATTGTTTATTACTATTTTCTAAACTTTCTTTTACTTCATCTATAGAATTAGATAAGTCTGTAAAGTCGTCACTTAAATTTTCTTTAAAGCTATTTAACTCTATATTTATATATTTATTATTAATACAATCGTATTTATAGCTAATAACTTTTTGCTTAATGTCTATCCTTAATTTGTTATGTTTAACTGTTACCACATCTCCTAAATTTACAGTTTCTAAACATTTATAATTTTTATATTCTTTTGTTTTTCTTAATTCTACAAAATCAACTCTATAATTAAATTTAGGAATATCTATATGATCTTGTGCAAATAATTCGTGTGCTTTTTCTCTTAATTGTTTTTGCACATCTTCTAAAGTTACATTCTTTTCTGTATCTACTTTTATATCTCCAAAATGCATATGTTTAACTTTTGGAAATGGATAATCATTAATACGTGGACTATCTATATATTTTTCGGGTAAGATCACAATTTGGTCTTTCTCTGTAAGTCCTGTTATCATCAGCCTTGTACAAATTTCACTTTTGTCAATGTCTTCTTCTATTGCAATTAAATTTTTACCATAAGCTATTACAACACCATTATTAATTTCTTTTGGACTATTAATAAAAATATTAAAATTATCTCTATTAATTTCTCCTCCCCATCTATTTAGAAATGAATTTTTATCATCTCCAAATAGAGCCTGTACAGGATTTTTTCTAATGTAGTAAGCAGTATTTCTCTCTTTAATATCGCTATAGCATTTAAAATTATTTGGATATTGTGTATTGCTTAAAATATATTTTAAAGCATCACCCCCTGTTAAATCTGTAGGTCTAACATCTTCTAAAAAGTTATAAGATAAATCATAAAAAATATGCCTTGCATAACAAATAATAGTATTCATATTTTTTACTGTTTTATAAATTCTAAAGAGTTGATCTCCTCTTGGGGTTGGTGCTTTTATAATATTATCTTCTATTAAATATTCCCATTTACTATTATCGCTACATATAGGATATTCTAATTCTAATTCGTAGAGACCATTTAATTCCTCCTGGACTTCTGCTCTTATGCATTTATCCAGAACTGCAAGTCCATTATGGTTAAAATCTGTTTCTTTGCTATCATAAATATTAATTATTTTTCTCACCTACCTATTTAAAAAAAGGCAATAAAAAAAGACTTATAAAAGTCCTAATCTATTGCCTTAATATTTACTTATTTCGCATTAGCTACCTATTGTGTAATATGTTCTGTGTCTGTATGTTCTATTTTATCTGCTTTTTTAGTTACTTCCTCATAAACTTTTATAATTCTTTTATAATCTTCTGTATTAAAAGCATTGCACATATACATTACGTCTACTTTTTTTCTTAATTCTTCTTTATCCATAGTTCCATAACGTAGTTGATTTATTATTATTTCTGTTATATTTATCATTTTATCTACCTACCTTTTATAATTTTTGTGTTACTGTTATATATCCCTTTTCTATTAGAATTTTTTCTATAGCGTCTAACCTCTTACTATTTACAACAACTTCCTCGGGTGAAATATTCCAATCTGTCGCTGTATATCCAACCTCAACCTTCACTTTAGTTATTTCACAAGTAGATCCTTTTGTAGAGTTGTACAATATGATTACGTCATCTCCGTTTTTTCGTGGGCTTCCTATGTTTATACTGTATTTGATATAATCATCACTTTGTTTTATGCTGACAGATACTCCAGAAACTGTCCAACCACACAGAATGGATGAATCAATGTCTGCTTTTGCATAAAAACTTATAATATAATTTTTCTTAACATTTACACCAATATCTTTAACTGGCTGATATATACCACAGTATTGTTGAGATATATTATTAATAGAAACACTACCTTCATTAAATTTAACAGTTCCATTATCTCCTGCTTTAAAAGTAATCCAATTATCTTTTTTATTTCTGAAATCAGAGTTAAGCAGATAGTTTCTTCCACCAAAATCATTTAGAGCTTTTGTAGTATCTTCATATTGCGTAGTAACTTCTTTTTTATACTTTTCATAATCTGCATTTTTCACATAATTGCTTGGAGTTAATTCTTGTTTTAATTTGTCTGCATTATTAATTGTATTTTGTAAATTACTATTAGCAGTATTAGCAGTATCTGTTGTAGTTTCTAAAGTATTTTTAATATTATTAGCATCTTTCTTTACATTGTTCCACTCTGCTACTCTAGCAGTTTCTGCTTTCTTTCTAGCTTCTTCATTAGAATTTCTAGTATTCTCATTAGAGTTTCTTTTAGTTTCAGCTTGTACTCTAGCAGTTTCATTGGCTTTTCTAGTATTCTCTGCCTGTTGTCTTTGCTTTTCTCTAACATATTCTTGTTGCATAAGATCTAAGTCTTTTTCAGTAAAGTAAGTATCATCATAAATAGCTTTATCAACTTTTAAATTAAAAGTAGTGCTAGTTATCTTTAGTAAATTACTATCGAATACACTTATATCTGCCTTAATAAGTCCATATTTTTCTAATACTTCTGGACTTAATTTAATTGTAAATTTTCCTTCTTTAGAATTAACTATATCTCCCATATACAACAGAACTCTTTCATCTTCTCTTAAAAAATTAATTCTTACAGTACAATTACTTAAATCTAAAGCTAAACTATTTTGTAGTAAAGTAATATTAAGTACAGAATTATTATCAAACTGCTTTAATCCTGTAACTGTAGTTATATTTTTATTCTTAGTATCTATCTTTAAATTAAAGATTTTATCCAATCTATAAACACCTCCAATTCGGAATTATTTCAATCTTTTGTACATTACCTGTCCAACTTATTTTATTTTCTTCAACTAGCAAGGGGAACTCTCCTTGCATCTTGTTATTACAATTTCGTGTGTCTTTATAGCACTCTTGAATTGTACTATTTAAAGTTATATATTCTTGTACATCTTTTAGTTTTATAGAGTTATTATTTATATTTAGAGTAATAACTCCTTTGCCATAAATTTTAATTACTGGTTCGGATTTATAAGTAAACTCAGGACCATATATAATAGTAGGCTTTTTTATTTCTATAGTATCTAATCCATCACAATAATAACTAAAAGGCTCACATAAAAAATCTACCGTAAGTCTTCCAATCGTTTTTAAATTTCTTGCAATATCATCTGTTTTTACATTTTTTACTTTGTAAAACATATTATTATCATCACTTAAAATTAACTTATTATCTTGTATATTAGTTAGCCAATTTTTTATTAATCTACATTTACTGTTAAAGTCATTTCTCTCTATAAAACCAAAATTTATAGGAATGTTAATGTCCCCATACGTTTCTAAATCCTCTATTAAAGTTCCATTTCTACCTTCTATATTTATAAAATGTATATTTCTTTCTGCTATAGGAACAAAAGGTCTATGTTCTACAACTAGACCTAAACTATAGCTATTTAAATTATTAAAATCTATGCTAAACATAAACCTTATTACCTCCCATACGCAAATCTAAATCCTCTATTTAATTGTTGTAACTCTTGCGACATTGCGGGTGCAGTAATTCTAGCTATTTCTCTACCATCAAGTGTTACAGGAACTATAATAGTTTGTGGTTCATTATTGCCACCTAGTCCTTCAAAATTTTTAAGTACACTATTTGCTACTTTAGTTGCTACATTTTCAGCAGTTTTAGTAACTAAATCAACGGAAGCGTCATGGTTAAAAATTCTAGTTCCTCTTGGAAGATCATATAATTCATAATTACTGTTTATTCCTGCTTTATCATGTAAATATGTTAAACCACCCTTCCAGTAATTTGTACCTGTCCAGTTGTGTCCTGCTCCACTAGTTTGTGTTTCTGCACTAAAAATCTTTTTGATTGGATGCCAATTTTCCCACCATCTTTTTAACTTATCCCATTTTGTTAGAATTTTACCACTGCTACTGTCAACATCTCTTAAAGCCTGACTATTTTGTTCTTGTATCTTTCTAACTACTTGTTGTTTTTGTGCTTCTGCTTTTTTGATAGTTTCATTTTTTTGTCTTTCTGCTTCTTTTATCATTTTCGTAGCTTGTTCTGCCGTAATAGAACCAGTTACATCTCTCATATATTCTATTTTAGATTTTGTTTCTATAAACTGTCTATTAGCATTATCAACCGATTTTACTCTTTGTTGTTCTGCATTTTTGATAATGTTACTTGCTTGTTCAGCAGTTACTCTAGTACCATAAGTTTTTAACCTTTCTAAAATAACTTTGCTTTCAACTTCTTCTTTACTTAGAGATTGTACAGCGTTTTTTCTCATATTTTCTTGGTATTGGTTTATTGTTTTAACTTCATCAGCCGTTAGTTGACGTTTTTCTCTACTAGCACGATTTAAAATGTCCATGATCTTGTGGTTATATTCTTCTGTACTAGCTTTCATACTGTCATTATGATATTTTTCCTTTTGCAAAATTTCTGCCTTTTCTTTATCAGTAATATTTTTACTTTCTGAAAAGAATTTATTAAGCATTGTAGTACGTTCTTGATAGTGTTTATCATATCCACTCTTTATTGTATTTGTCATGTTGTTATATTTATCTATTAATTCCTTACTATTTTTATCTGTAATAGTTGTAGAATTTACATAAATATTATTCAAACTATCACTTACACCTTTGTCCATTTCCATGTAGCTTCCTACTGCTTTTTTAGTTTCCTCACTAATTGTAATAGTTGAAGTTTGTATAGAAGATACCATACCACCTGTAGACATAACTGCCTTTTCTTTAGTTTGTACCATTTTGTCAGCAAATAAATCAACCGTTGGAATAACTTCTGTACTTAACTCTTTATGTATCTCATACCCTGCCAAAGCAACTGCTCCTGCACCTGCAATGAATGGTGCAAATGCTACAACTGCACCTCCTACACTAGTTGCTAATCCTGCCATTCCTCCCGCACCACCAACGCCACTAGCTACTGTAGTTGCTTCTGCGACTGCTGTAGTTGCTGTAGTTGCTTTTCCTAAAAATCCTGCAAGTTTACCAAACATTCCACAAACAGAACCTATTGTAGAGATACCTCCACCTATAACTTTTAAAGCTCCTCCACTAGCAACACCAAACATAGTCATTTTTACTAAACTTTTTTGAGTTGCGGGATCTAATTTACTAAACCAATCAACCCATTTGCTTAATGTACTAACAAAATCTTTTGCTATGGGAATTAATACTTGCCCTAATTGTATACCGACACCTTCGAGTTGGCTTTTTAACTTAGTAATATCTCCCTTTAGGTTCTTTTGCATAGTTTCTGCCATTTCATTCATTGCACCGTTAGAATTTTTAATATCTGCATTAAGACTTCCAAATTCTTCGCTACAACCACTTAGCATTGCATTAAGTGTATCTATTTGTGTCTTACCACCAATCATCGCTAAATATGTGTTCTTTTGTTCCTCTGTACAGTTTGCAAGTTTAGCATTTAATTCTGTTAAAACAGCTTTAACGCCTTTAAACTTACCGTGACTATCAAATGCAGATACACCAAGTTTAGACATTGCCTTACCTGCTTGTCCTGCTCCACTAGTAAGATTGATTAACACTGAATTCAGTGAAGTACCTGCTTCACTACCCTTTATACCTCTATTAGCAAGTACCCCTATCCATGTCGCACTCTCTGTCAAAGGCACTTTTAAATTTTTAAGAGTACCACCACAACCAACGTAAGCTTCTAACATCATTTCAGCAGTAGTATTACTCTTTCTCTGTGCTTGTGCGCAAATATCTAAGTATTGTGTTAAATCTTTTGTTTCAATACCTAAACTTGACATACTATCGGTTACCAAATCACTTGCCCTTGCAAGATCAAGATTTCCCGCTTCGGATAGACGTAAAATAGGTTCTGTTGCTTCCAAAATCTGATTAACATTCCAACCTGCAAGTGCTTGATAAGACATTGCGTCTGCACTTTCCTTGGCACTTTTACTAGTTTTTGCTCCAAGTTCCTTTGCTTTATCACCTAGACGTTTAAAGTCCTCACCTGTAGCACCCGATATTGCTTGTACGTTAGACATAGATGTTTCAAAATCACTACTAACCTTTAATGCTCCACCACCTACTGCAACAAGTGGTGCTGTTAGACCTAAGATTTTTGTGCCAACACTACTAATTCCTCCGCCTATGTCTTTAAGCTTTTTGGAGTGTCCATTTAACTTTTCACTTGCATTTGCCCATTTATTATTACTTCTTTCTAATGCTTCATTTACAGTTTTTAAATGTCCTTGTGCTTTAACAAGTTCTGCATTTGCTTTATTCATATTAGTTTCATAGTTTCTAATACTTTTAGCATTGTTTTGTACTGCTTTATCTTTCTTATTGTATTCTTGTGTAAGTCTGTCTACTTCTGCTTTTGCCTTTTTAGCTTGTTCAGATTCTTTACCATACAATGTAACTGCTTCTTTATATTTTGCATTTGCTTCACTTAGCTTTTGCTTTAATTGATCTCTAGTACGAATATTTTCTTTCATTTTGGTAGTAGTCTTTTCCATTGCCTGTCTGTACTTATCTACTTTTTGTGCGTGTAATAATATTTGTTGTGCCAGAACCTTTTGTATCTGTTGTAATCTTTGGCTATCAGAACCAAAACTTTTTACCCCTTGTTGTGCTAAATTTAAAGCACTTTTATTATTTTTTAATTGTTGATTAAGTTGTTGTAGTCCTTTATTTACGCCTGTACTATCGCACTCAATTATTGCTCTAATACGTTTTTCCATACTTTCTGCCATTTACTTTTATCACCTCCTACAAAGGTAAGTCATCTATATTAACTTTTTTATATTTATTCTCACTTCCATTATCATCACTGCTTTTAATTGTCCAATCATTAAATTTACAATGTAATTTCCACATTGTAGCTATCTCTCCAAATGTACCATCCCAAAACTCTTGTTTTGTATAATTTAAATGTACTTTTCCAATATAAAATAACCATTCCAAATCAACCTCATACGGATTATTTTTGGAATGGTTATCTAGTTTTTTTCAGTATTCTCATTTTCTTTCTTTTCTAATTCATCTACTTCTTTTTCTGTATCAATACCCATATAATCTAAATAAACAAGTGTTACTAGCATAGGTATTTCATATCCTAATTGTTCGGGTTCTAATGCTTCTGCAAGTTCCATAGCATCCCAATCTTTTTCTATGCAACAGTTAGATAATATTTTCATTGCATTTGTAAAGAATTGTTCTCCTGTCATTGCACCCTCTAAAATTTTTGCATAATTTTTATACTTTGCTTCAATCTTCATTATGGTAGCATTTGTAAACTTAAAATGATATGTAACACCATGTATATTACACTCTCTTACTCTATCTAGCATTTAAAAACCTCCTGTAATATTTTTTTAAATTTTAAAATTATCTCAATCTTATATTTCTACGTTTATGTAAAACTAAAAATTTAAAAAATAAATGAGTGGCTTTTAACCACTCACACTATTTTTCTTTATGTTCTTCTAAAGTAACTACACCTTCTTTTGGTTTTGGTATTATAACAGTTTTAAAGAATTTATCATCCGTCATACCTTCTTCTTCGTCCACTTTGTATCTCCACATTTCATTATTGTGAAGTGGTGCAAAACTAGCTTTAAGTTTCTTAGATTGGAAATTTGCTTTTCCTTCCTTACCCTTGTAATTTTCATCAGAAATAGTAAATGCACCCTTATAAAGCACCATGTATCTTGCTTTTCCATTACCTTTTAGAGATTTAAATAGAATTGCCACTTCTGGTGCTTTATCATTGGCGGAATAAATTATTCCTCCATCTGTTGCTAATTTATGTCCTAATAAAAATGCTTCTTGTTCTGTAATCAAATCTACAACATCAACTTCAACTTCTATTCCTTCTAAAGTTTCTTCAACTGTCCATTGTATTCCCTCTGCAAAGAATGGATCAGAATTCATTTTTGGTTTGAGACCAATTTCCTTGATACCTTCATAATAAACAGGTGTTCCAAATTCTACCCCTTCCATATTATCTTTTTTTAATTCTGCTATGTATAGTTTCTTTAAATCTACTACCGGCATTACTTTTTCCATATTATTATCTACCTCACTTTTAATTAATTTTTTTGTAAAATAAAAAAGCCTACTCGGCTTCTAATGTAATGTTCCAACGCATTGCTTTGTGATATAATTTTGTATCTTTTTCATACAAATCTGCACACATATCTCTATTAAATCTTGCGTTTAACATATGTTTTTTTATTATTTTTTCTAATTTACTATAACTATCTTTACTAAATATATCCACTTGTACGATATAAGTTGTATAATCTTCACTTCCTTCACTATAATCTTCTCCATATTCGTTAATAATCTCATATTCAACATATAGAAACTTATGTTCATCATTTGCGTGTAAAAAATATACCTTTCTATCAGGTAATAATTCTAGTATTTCTTCATTTTTTAATGTTTTCAATAAATAATTTCTAATATTCAATTATATTTATCACCTACTTTAGCTTTTTAAATAATTCTTTACCTAAAATATTCAAGCTTTCATCAGCAGAACTTCTTACTGCTCTATCAAAAAATCCAACGTGATGCTTCTGTTGACTTGTACCGAATTCCTCAAACATATCATAAAATTTACCCAACTTAACTATCCCAACTACACCTAGTCCATCAGTTTTAACTTGTTTTTTAACAGACTTTTTAAGTTTTCCTGTTCGTACAGGTGTATTATTTTCAACAGTTTCTGCGATTGGTTCAAGTGCTTTTTTCATAGCTTTTTTAACGTCACTATCGTCAATTACTGCATCTTGTATCATTTTTTCAAATTCATCTAAGCCTTCAATTCTTATTCCATCACTCAACCAATTCACCAACCAATTCAACAAACTCATTAGATTCATTATAGTCGTTTACATACACAATATTATAATACTTATTATTAAATAGTATTGTGTGTTTAGTAGTTATTTGTTTATCTTTTCTGTATCTAATAATAAATCTTGTTGTTTTTTTAGAATAGTCGCTTTTGCTTTTAAAAATTTCTGTGCCACTCATATTTTGTACTTTTGCCCAACATTCAAATCCTGTAAAATTTTTAGTTTCAAAACCTTCGTCGTCTTGTACGCTTTCATCTCTACCTATTTGTATTTTTTTATTTAATTCGCCTATATTTATATTCATTTAATCACCTGCATTTGCTAACAAATCAAAAATAGTCGTAATCATCACATCTCTTTTACTCTTATTATCTATAGTAGTATTTCTGTTGCTATACATATCTGTAATTAACTTTCGTTGTGCTAGTTGTGCTAACTTTAATAGTCTTTCATTATTTCTATAACTATCTCCACAACAACTTTGTATATATGCTTCACTTATATTTAATAATTCTTTTAAAAATTCATCTTCGTAGTCATAATCAATTTTAAGATAATTTTTTAATTCTTCTAAATTTAACAATTAATCACCTACTTTTAAAAGGGTAGGCAAATCCTACCCTTTAACTAAAATTCTATCTTTTTAATACTTCTCTTGCTTCCACATACAACGTCTAATCTTTCTAAAATAGACATCTTAGTTGTATCATCATCATTATCTTCCCATTTCTTTATTGTAATTTGTTTTCTATCTATGTACTTTACAGCTTCTTTTAAGTTTGCAACATAGAATACATATTTCTTTTCTTTTGTAACAGGTAACATAGCGTCCTCAACGTATCTTATTTCTTTACCATTAAAATATTCTTTATCTCCAACTCTTGTAATTAAATCTAAACTTCTGCCTTGCTTATCTTTCATATTCTTTAAATAACAATATCCTGTAACGTTTGTTACTGTTAATAGACCATCTTTAACGCTTGGTAAAGAACCATCTATTGCATTTTCTATATCTGCATAATCTTTTGCACCTTCTATTGCTGTTGCATTTTTAGTTATTACATCTAATATTTTCTTATTTTCTTTTACTGTTGCTATATTTGCAAAATTCTTTCTTGCTAAATTTTCAATAGAAATTACTGCGTCGTCAATTGTTTCATTTGTAATAGTTTGTTTTAAACCGACCTTAGAACATTTAAATTGTACGTCAGTTGTACATAAAGTACCATCTACAATATCAGAACCTTCTGCAACATCTAACATTTCGTTTTGGTCTAAGTCTACAACAGGAATAGTACCCTCATTTTTAGTAACAGGGATAACGTCACATAGTTCTTTTAAAGAACCAAATCCTTTTTTAATTTCTTGTAAATCATTTACAAATTCTTTTGGTATGATCGCACTATTATCACTTGTTTTTACCATTTTTCTTTCTTCTTCTGTCATTTGTTCTCCTAGAGCATATTTTACAGCACATCTCATTTCATTTAATTTTTCCATGTTTTCATTACCTCTCTTTTCAGTTTCTTTTTGTTGTTGTAAATCTCTTTTTTCTTCTGCGTCTAATTCTTCTTGTATTTGTATCTTAGACTTTAGATTTCTCATTTCTTCCATTTTTGTTTTTGCTTCTTCTACCTTATCACCTTCTAATAAACTTCTTACTTCTGTTTCCATTTCATTTAATTTACTTCTCATTTCTTCTATTGTCATATTTTATACCTCACTTTTTTAAATTTATTTTTATATTTTGTAATAAAAAAGAACCTCAATTATTTTAATAATTCAAGTTCAAGCAACATTTTTTCTTTATCTAATTTTCTTTGTTCTAATTTTTTCTTTTCATTTAAATAATTTTCTTTACTTCTTTTATAAACTGTAGAACTTGTGCTTTCATAAGCTGGGCTTACAACTATACTACAATCACTAATTTCAGCTATTTTATTAATTGTTCTAAAATCGTAACCTCTTTTGCCATCGTCCCAATCCCAACTTTGTGCGTCTGGATCGTTCCAATCTAAATTAAAAGCAAAACTACATTTACCAACTATTCCATTTTCCATATTTGTAATCAAATCTCTAGCATAACTTGTGTTTGTTGGTATAGCGTCAAAAAACAAACCTTTATCGTCTATACTTAACTTTAGACTTCCAATGCCTTCATTTTTACAATTTCTTGCAAGTATCATGTTGGAATTATGGTTAAAATTTAAAACTACGTCATTCATATTGCAATGATCTAATGCACCACGTTTAATAGTTTCTTTAAATCCTAGATCTTCACTAATAGTATCAAAAGTTAATGCATATCCTTGTATATGTGTTTGTTTTTCTTCACCTTCACCAACTTGTCTAACTTCAAAATTAAAACTTCTTACTTCATTATCTTTATTCATTTTCTTTATCACCTCCCTCAACTGCATTATTGTTATTTTTATTTAAATAACTTACATTTCCATTTAGTAAATCTTTTAATAATACTTGTCCACTTGGTAGTGTTACAATAGGCTCTCCACCTAACTTTTCTACACCTAGAATTTCTCTAGCTTTGTCAATATCATAGACACCATTTCTAACGTAAGAATTTATTACATCAGCTTGTGTTTTTGCGTCTGTTCTTAGTAAAACATTTGTATTAAATCTTATTTTATAGCCTTGTTTCCTTTCAGATTCTGTCAGTAATTTATAATCCATTTCTTGCTCAATAGCTTCAAAATCAATAAGTAAAGTGTCTTGATAGAACTTTAAGTTATCTTGTTCTTCACTTTTTGCGTTTTCTTTCATATACCCTAGTTTTGTAAGAGGTACACCAAATACTCCTGCTATTTCTTCTTTGCTTAATCTTCTTAATTCTGTATATTGTGCATCTGCAAGAGATAAATTTAAAGCACTAACATTGTAACCTGCTGGAACGGTAAATACTCTACCATTACTGCTATAAATCTTACTAAATTTATCTTGTATTTTTTTTAATTCATTATTCTCTTTTATATCAGACGTCAGTTGTACAACTACCTTATTAGTCAAGCCATTATCAAAAAGTTGATTTAGATAATGTTGACTTTTTGTACTCGTATCTAAATTTTCTCTAACTATTTCTTTAATTGCTTTTGTGTTAATTCCATCAAGCGAAAAACCTTTTAAAAGTATAATATCCTTATCAAAACAACTACCCATTTCGTTATTTGTAGCTGTATAATCATATAGTATTTTGTTGTTCTTAGTACATTTTATTAATCCTGCATTATCTATAGTAATTCCTTCAATCCTAACAGGATATAACCCCTCAATTTTTCCTCTTATATCTCTACTTATTAATAGACCTCCTATTCCATAATGTTTAGCAAGTGCTACAAAAGTTTTATAACAATCTATTGCACTCATGTATGGGTTAGGTCTTAATCTTAATTTATCATACAAATAATGTTGCTTTGCTATTTCTTCACCTTTTTCATTTTCTCTCTTAATTTGTAATGTACATTTTGCGATAGATTCACTTATTATTTTTATACAATTAAAATAAGTAATTTCTTTTAAATTAGTTGAAAAAGGTGTTATCTCATAGCCATTTTCTGTACTATAAATCATCTTCCAATCATTTATATTTGTTGTACTTCTTTTCTCTTGTATCTTATTAAATATCAATTATTTATCACCTCTTTTTTGTTGTACTAAATTTATTTAAAAATATTGCATACACAATAAACATAACTCCTAGAAAATATAATCCAAAATATTTATTTATGCAAAAATTAGTGTACGTAATTAAAAAAAGTCCAATAAAAAAGAACAATTCCATAATAAACAAATCGCTTGAAATAGTCCTTTTAATCTTATCTATTTTATTTTTAAATTTATTTAACAATTTATCACTCTCCTTACCAATCTTGTTCCATAAGTGTGTTAATTGGATCATATTCATCAAATTCATACATCCATGCAAATTTAAATCCACAAATCAATGCGTCTACAGGATCAATTCTTTTAATTGTTGCGTCTTTATCTATTTTTATTAATCCATTATTTGTTTTAATTACTGCATTTGCCATTGCAAAATTTAGAACAGGATTGGGTAAATATATAACATTTCCTAAATAAACTTCTTCTCTTAATGCAACTGTACTTTCATTTAACATTTTGTGAGATTGGAATAATTCTGCTACGTTGTAACCTCTATTTTCCACATCTAACATTATTTTTGTAGCATTGGCGGGATCAAAACACCATGTATTAATTTCCCAATTATGTTTTTTACAAAAGTTTATTGCATATTGAATTACTTGTTCTTGGTCAACGACAGGGGAATTAGTTACCGTTATAAATCCTTGTTGTTCCCAAACGTCATACGGCATTTTATCCTTTAAACATCTCTCTCTTAATTTTTCATAATTTGGTATAAAAGAGTGACTAAACACAACGTACTTTTTTATACCATTATCTAGTATAGGAATAACAAATGCGAGTGAAGTTAAATCTATTTTTGCCGACATATCTCCACCAATAAAAGCGATTCTATTATCTAATGTATATGGAATTTCCTTAACTTCACAAGCTTTCCATTTTGCCATGTCCATGTAGCCATTTTCTTTAGCTTGTACCCATTTATTTAAGCATTTTGTTAAAAAGGGTATCATCTTTTCGGGAATTTCCTTAGCAACTTTGTAACTATCTTCAAGCATTTGAACACCTTTCGCATATGTCATTCGTAAAGGGTTTGCTTTTTTCCAACATCTTCTATCCTCAATATCATCTTTTTCATCAATCTCACAAATATCAACAAAATAATTATCATTTACAACATCAACGTTAGGATTTAAAATATTGGAGCAATATTTATATTCTTGTGTAAAGCAGGGATAGGTTAAATCCATTCCTGCTGTTGTAATAATCATTAATAGACTTTCTTTTGTATTTGCTCCTAATCCTAAATCATAAAATTCAGTTGTTTTATGTTGGTGGTATTCATCAAGCACCAATACGGCTGGGTTTGTTCCATCTCCGTTTTTGCCATCTTCTTTACAAAGTGCCTTTAAAAAACTTCCTGTTTTAATGTGTATTATCTTATCTTTTGTTATTTTAAATTTACTCTTTAATGGACTTCCACTTAGTAAATTTATGCATTCTTCAAAAATTAATTTTGATTGATCTCTTTTAGTACCTGCACAATAACATTCATAGATTTCTTTATTCTTAGTAGATTGTGTAGACATTTCATACAAAATAATTCCTGCTTCCATCTGCGACTTAGCCTGTTTTCTTGCAACTTCTATAAAAGATAAAGTAAATCTTTTATATCCACTATCCATATGTCGCCAACCATAAATCTGACATAAAATAAACTTTTGCCAAATTGTTAGGTGAATTGGCTGTCCTGCTAATATACCTTTTTTGTGCCTTAAATACGTAAACCACTTAACAATTTTTTCTGCTTCTGCCTCATTCCATACATACGGAAATTCTTCTGTCCCTTGTTTTTGTATATCTTTTAAGAATCTTTTACAAGCACACTTATGTTTTTTGCAACTAATATAATCTTCATATTCATTTATATACTTATCTTCCAAACAATAGTTCGCATATTGTTTTAATTCTTCAAGTATACTCATTAAATATCACCAAATTCATCAATAATATCTTTTTTAGTTTCTGTCAATTTAATACTAGCCATTTTTAATCTACTATCAATTGTTAATCCTAATAGACTACTGTATTTTTTCATCTCATCACTATATTTTAGTTGAATTTTAATTAACGGATTTTCTATAATATTAGTTGCTCCACCTTTATTCGTATATTCTATTGTTAGAGGTTGTCCATTTAATTGCTTTGTTGCTTCTAGGTAACTGGAATAAGCGTTACAATAAGCACCCAAATTATTTAAATCTAAGTTGCTTATTATTGCTAATCGCTTAAACTGTTCAACTAATCTTTTCCATTCCTTTTTTGCTTCTTTATCTCTCAGCCATTTTGGAGGTTTATCTAATTGTTCCATACCTGTTTGTATAGCTTCCTCTTGTAACCTTTTTTCTTCTTGTTGTTTGCAAGTTAAATTACCTTCTTGCATTGCTAATAACTTTTTTGGTCGTGCCATTGTAATCACCTACCTTTCTTAATTAATAATGATTATCCCCTAAACGTTAGTTTTTAGAATTTCGCAAAATGAAAACTGCGCCACGGACATTTTCATATTCTCTGTACTTTTTCGTACCTACCCCCGTCTAGTAATATTCTTTCTCAAACTGTTCCAGCAACTTTCTTAAAAACTCTTGTATCTTTCTTTTATCTCGCTCACTGTTATCCATTAAGCTATGCACCTTCAAATGGTTACTTTGTGTTAGTCCTATTATGTTATCTTTATCTAACCTCTTGTCATAGTCCTCTTTCAACTCAACAATATGGTGATAAGTATCTGCGTCTACTGTCTTTCCTTTACTCCACTCTATCAAGTCTAATCCTAGTTGGTGCTTCTTAATGTTATCTCTACAACTTATCCATGCTTTACTATTATAAAACTTTTGTCGCTTTCTTTCTTCTGTATCTTTCATCCTTCTATTCTTATATTCTTTATAGCTTTCTTTCTGTTCTTTATTACTTATTCTTAAACACTTCTTACAATACTTCTCATTGTAATCTATTTCTACTCGACCACATCTACTACATATTTTCTTCATATTCATCTCCAATAAAAAAAGACACACACTTAATGTGCGTATCCTAATTAATTTACTTATTTATTTTTCTTTTCTTCATCATACTTTTTAGCAAGATAAGCATTTGCTTTTTGTCTATCTCGTATCTCACAAAATCTTCCTATAGAAAAACATACTGCTATTACAATAAATATAAATAAATACATACCGTTTACCTCCAATATCTTTTATTACATACATTTATTGTAACATATTTATCACTTCAAAAAAAGATATTTTCTAGTTAACATTTAAATTTAATATACATAATCATAAATATGTAAACTAATAGTATAATTAAATTTTTGCATAATAAAAAGAGTACCTTTTCAGATACTCTCTAATCTATTATTTAAATCTATTTTTAAGCTGTAGACATTCCTGATTTTTACTATACTTACATGGTTTTTCTATAAGTACACCATTTATAACTTTATGATTTTCAGAACATATTCTCTGAATTTTCTTTTTGTTTCCTAACATTATTTCTTCTTCATAAAATGTAACTTCTTTATTTTTCAATTTGCAGTAACACATATTAATTACCTCCTAAATTATACTTCAAATGAAAAACAATTAATTTTACTATTCTTGATTTTTTCTCTTACTTCTTTGTTCATATAATAATTTTTCAACTACTTCTTCACCCAATGATGTTAATTTAATATCTTTAGGTTCACCTTTAAATATAGGATGTACTTCAATTAAATCAAAGTTTACTAAATCATTGTCTTTCAATTTAAATAATGCAGAATTTAATTCTTTATTACTAATTTTTAATTGTATAGCTGACGGCGGGATATTATTTTTTAAGCGTTTTAATATTTCAATCATTATTTTATCAAATTTCACACCCTCATCTCCTTCACAATATTTTACATAATTATATTATGTATTTATAAATATTTCTTAATTTAACTATTCAGTCCAAATACTTCTCCGAATAACTCTTCTAATATAAATTCATCTACATTATATCTAGCCCTAATTTTTTTGTTTTCTGCATTTACATATTCTATGAAATAACATCTACGTTCTATATTTATTCTTATATAAACATCTTCAGTTTCATCTTTATCATAATTATATAGATATATAGTAATACACTCATCTTCAATATCTAACTTTAATTTTTTAAAATTTTTTATATCAATATATGATTTGTGATCTGTTGCTACTTCAAATTTTATACTATATTTAGTAAAATATTCATGTAACTTTTCTGTCGTATTTTGTAATGCTTTTGCTAGTATATCTTTATCAATTTTTTTTAGTTTTCTAAAACTTAATGCAATTTCTTCTTCCCAATCTCTTGGTACATCTTCAATATAAACAATTTGTTTTTCATCCATTATCTTAACCACCTCTAAATATAATATTTTGTAATATATTCTAATATACTACAATAAATACTATATTCTACAAGACAGTGATAAATCCTTCTACTTTATTTTTCCCTATTTTCCATTAGATACAAAAACATTTCCGAATTTACTTCCTTAAAACTCCTAATAAAATCTTGCAAATTTCCATCATACTTATATTCTAACAATGCATTTTTTAATTCTTCTGTAGCTACATAAACATATGCAACAAAATCTTTATTCTCTTTATGTATAATTTTCTTTCCTATTTCTCGTATTCCATTAGATTTTAACCATGCTATCTTATTCTTGGATAATATATCTATGTGTTCTTCCTCTATCATTTACCATCACCCTTTTTAATCTTCTTTTAAATTTTTCTTGCTTATTCTTAAAATCTTCTATTTGTTCTCTTATGTCTTCTTGTCCTTTTCTTGCTATCTCCTTAATGTCTACCATAACTGCTACCCCCATTACTTTTAATAAAAGGTATCCCAAATCCGAGACACCTTTAGATATGTATAATATGTATAATTTATAATTCCTAAATGGAAACACTTGCCCATCTATTTCCGTGTTTAATATTCCAGATCAGCGTAGGACTAACATCATACTCATCTGCTAAGCTTGTTTGTCTTATTCCCTTTCTAAGCAGCATCTTTATTTCTCTAACTTGATCTTCACTAAGTTTTGTATTATGTGGATTTTTCTCACCTAAATTAGCTTTTCTGCGTTTTAAAGTTTCCTCTTTTGTAGGTTTAGATTTTCTACGTTTACCCTTTCTATCTGCATTAACAATAGTTTTATTATGTAATTTAATATACTTAGTTTCCTCTTTTACTAACTCATCTTCTTTGCATTCTTTTATTACATAAAATAGTAAATCTTGCGTATTAAATAGTTCTTGCAATTTATGCTTGTTAGTTTCGAAGTAGTTTCCATTTATTAAATTCGCTTTGTGTCTACTATATGCATCATTACACTCTTTTGAAGAACCTATGTATAGTATTTTTCCTTGAGTGTTTTTAATTCCATATACCCCGCAAACATTAATTTTTCCTTGTTTTTCTAACATTTTACCAACCACCTTTGATTATTTTTTAATAAAAAAGGACAGGTTTTTTATTTCCTGTCCTATTGACTTTACAATATGTATATGTTATTATTAATATGTAGTATTATATAGTTTTTTACTTAAAAGAATAAAACTAACTTATTAGTTCTTCTTTAATTTTTTCTATTAAAACTTTCCAATAAGCTTTTAACAAGTCATTCCCCAAATCATTGTACTCTTTATAAGTATCAATGTCTTTAAGTCTTATACTATAAGTATTTTTGTAAAAATCATAATTTACAATCACTTTATCTAAAGGATTAAAACTTTCAATCATATCTCTTAATTGTCCTTCAGTTAAAAGCGGTGTGTATTCATGTGCTAAAAATTCAGCCATCTTTAAATCTTTTTCTGTTATAACTTTCATGTCGCTTTCACATTGTTTGTAATCTACATATAAATCTCCGATTCTTGGTTTCCACAATTTCATTATAATTTGCTTAATTATATATGCTGTATTATTAAACTCTTTTTGTGTTATATATTTTTGACTATGTTTATTTACAATTTCCCAATCAATGTCACAACGTTCTATTTGTATTGTTTCTCTATTGGTATTATTTTTTTCTAACATTTCATTTATTATTGATATTTTCTTTTCCATTCACATTACCACCTTTGTATTTTTATTTATTTATTTAATTGTTTTGGTTTTTTATTATTTTTAACAATAGTATAAATTTCTACTAATAAAGTAAATAAACAACCAATTACAAAACCTTTAATAAACATTATTAAACCACCTCTTGTGCCTTTCTCACTTATTTTTTATATTGCTACCTCTCTATTATATGTATATAAAACTCCTCCAAGATCGCTAAACCTCTTCTTTTCCTTACTGAGTTCAATTTAATCTTCTCTTTAAAACCATTGTACGGAAACGCTTCTATAACCATTATTTTTTCTTGCCTAGCACAATACATATTAGTAAATTATCTCTTTAAATTTTTCTGCACAATTAAAAAATATTGCATCATCCGAAAATTTACTTGCAAAATTAAGATTATTATTTTCTCGGCTTAGTCTTGTATAAAAATTTCCTTTTTCGTCTTTGTATACAGTATAAATATAACTAGCAATTTCATAATTTTGCTTGGCATCATCTAATTTTACAGAAAATACGTCGCCATCTAAAAACACGATTATCGCTCCATCACTCTCATTTAAATCTATTGTATTACTTAGTATAATTCCAATTTCTTTCAACTTTTTAAAATTCACAATTCCTTGTTTTACATACTTCTTAATACAATTGTATTCATATTTTTCTAAAAAATCTTCCATTTTAATTACCACCTTTTTGTTTTTCTTAGCTTATTTTATTTTCTAATTGTTTTATCTTCTTATTTCTGTGTGCTATCTTTTGTCCTCTGTGTCTATTCTCAGCCATATGTTTAATCTTTTTTATTTCATCTTCTAACCTTAAAATATTGTAGCAATTGCCAATGTTGGTTACACTTTCAGATGCTAATTTATCATGTAGTCTTTCAAGACCTTTAACTGCACTCTTGCACCTTACAACCCTTGTTTTAGTATCTAACATTTCAGCATAATCAACAAACTCATCAACTAATTTTCTAATATTATTCATATCACAGTTTGCAAAAGTATTAATTGTCCTTTTTTCAGAAAATCTAATTTCATTCCAATCTTTCAAAGACATATTACCTTTTATATTCATTGTTTTAGAAACTTCATCAACTTGTTTTTCTAAATCCAAGAAATAATTTCTATACTCATGCGATTTTTCAGTTCTAGCCATCATAGCTATGTGCTTTGCAAACTCTAAAGTTATTTCAAAATCCATAGTTTTATTACCTTCAACATTGTGTTGAACCCCTACCCAATCCTTATTTTCTAAGAAAAATTCATTTTTTTCTATATTGCTTAAATACCACCTTGACCAAACTGCTTTATTAAGACCTAAACCTAAATACAGTTCTTTTGCAGATACCACCTTCTGCCCTTTTCTATTTATTTTGTGATTAATTAATAATTTTGTTGCCATTTCGCAACACCTTCCTTTCCACATTTTATTTTAGGTATATAATGTAATCCCTTATATACTCTAATCGGTTTCCACGCATTTTTAGATATATTAGAACTACCTAATAAAATTAAGTAGCTCTATATACCTAAAATATTGGGTTGTGGAGACCCATTACAATATATAATAATTGGTAGTTTTTAAATTGGAAAACTACCCAAAACCTATGTACTTTTTAATTAATTCCTTTTGTAAATCTTTTGCTTGTTGTTTTAATAATTTTTCCATAAATTTAAGACCACTTTTTTATTTTTGTAATTTAAGTATTTACATACTTATTTATATATGTTATACTTAAAATTTATACTATTTTATTTAGTAAAATAAGGGATAACTTAATATCCCTTACCTCACGTGATTTTATAGTTATAACTCTTGCGTAAATAGAAATACCCACCTACACAAATTCCCATAGACGAGGAATAAAAATTTTCACTCCCCATCATAGGGTAACTTTACATTATGTCATTAAACCCTTATATATCAAGGGTTTAATGACAATTTACTTTTTATTTTTCTCCCTTTTCATCTTCCAAAAATACTTCTAAAAATATTTCTTTATTATTCTTATATAGTAATTGCAAAAAATCACTTTCTAAATCTTTGTTATTTATATATTTTATAACTAATGCTTTCATATTTTTTTTATTAATTTTTAATTTCTTAATTTTATCATTAAAGTTTATTAAATTATCCTTTTGTTGCTGCACTGCTATTGCTTTATATTCATTATTCTTTGTATTTTTTATTTTATTAAATAAGTAATTATCTTTCTTTTTATATTCCTTATACATATCTATAATACTTTGTACTTGCTCATATTTATATTTATTGGAAATCTTATTATCTAATAGCGTAAAAATATCTATGTTCTGAATTTTCTTACTGTCATCAATTTTATTTATTTTATCTTCTAATAAACACATAAAACAATTAACTTTTTTTAATTTCATACTATCCTTTTTCTCATCAAAACCATCACTTGTATATTTCCAAAAACTTGGTTTGGCATTTTTATTATTATTAACTTTAACTTTCATACAATCTAATTTTTTAATATTTGTTATTTGCTCCTGTAAATCTACATCATATTTTCTTTTAGCATTGTCTATGGCAACTTGAGCTAATACACTACAGATACACACTACATTTGCTAATTTTTCTTTTTTACTATCCATGTACCAGCTAAGTGCTATTTGTGCCATATTGCTTGTGTTACCTATATCAGATTTACTTTTTGCTAATGCATTATCTATTTTAGCCATACTTTGCATATTATTTTTATATTGTCTTTTATCTTGTTCTATACAGTTAAGAATAGTTGGATAATCATTTTTACACTTCTTTGCAAATTTAACTATTTCATTTTGGTCAGTTACTAATACAAAGTCACTATCCTGATCTCCGCCATTTAATCTATCTTGCCAATCTGTTTTAATTAAATTACAAGCTATTATGTTATCCGTAAAGTTAAAATACTTGTCCATTAATTTATTTCTAGTATTTACACAATAATAAATATTGTTAGGAGCATTATGAGGATTTCTAAAACAAGCTAATTCTTCATTTTCTTTAAATCTAGTAGTATAACAAGTATTTCCTTGTCCTAAACTCTTATCTATAAAATTATTATCTAGTACATTATTAATGTTAGGTATTTTTTCTACTGCGTGAAGTAACATAACATAAGGATTACCTACTATTGTTAAATTATCTCCATCTATTAATAACTTTCCCGCTTTTAATCTATCTTTCCAATCTCTTATTTGATATTTTTTATAATCCCTAAATAGTTGTGTACCTTTTATATTTTCATTTTTATTATATAGATCAATTAACATTTGATTTATATTCATATCATTTTTAGTAGTGTTTAAATAATCAATAAACCTATCAATGTCATTTTTAATACCTTCTGTATAATCTAATGCATCTTTGAGAATATCATTCATATCAATTTTTTGTGGATCTAAGGTATTTAACATTTGATATGACATTCTTTGATAATTTCCATATTTGCTTTTGTGATCCGTTTTTACGATTCCAAACATATTATTATCATCTTCAATTTTTGTAATCCAATCTTCCATAGTTGTATCGAATTTTTCCCATTTCATGCTATTTTCTGTAGTTATAAGTTTTATATTCTTAGCCAATAACTCTCTACCATATCTATCTTTAACAGTAAATGTATTATAATTAAGATTATTCTCTTTACAATAATCTCTAAAAAATAATTGTATGTTAGTATTAAATCCACAAGCCTTAAACATATGTTGTCTTAATAATGCCATTCCTTGTCCTTCTAATATTCCAGTAAATAAACTAGAATCTGCTAATGCCTGTCCATCAAATAATGTATTTTTTAGCTTATATGTATTATTATCTTCTACATAACATTTATCATTTTTAACTTTAACTAACTTACATTTATGTACAGAATAACTATCCAAATCACTTAAAACTAATATTTCTGTTCTTGGATTAATTTCTAATAATCCTTCTAAACTAGATGCTGTTAAAGCCTTATATGCTTCCATTTCAACTAATTTACAATTTTCATTTTCTCTAAACACAATACCCATTTGTTGCCATTTTTTAATTTTGTCTACAATTTCTTTATTAATAAAAAATACCTCTCCAATTCTAGCTTTTGCACTTGTCCTAAACCAATAAACATAATGTATCCTTTTATCTAACTCATGTACTTTATTTCCTTCTTCATCCTTTACAATTCTTTTATTTTCATCTTTTTTAACTTTATAAAAATCTAAGAAAAATCCATTTTGATAAAGTTGCTCTCTTACCTCATCTTTATCTAATTTTAAATCTTTTATTTGCTGTTCTATTTTTTTTATTTTATCTTTATTATCACTTCTATCTTTTCTTCTTTGTTTTATTATTTTTGTTTTGCCTTTTCTGTCTTTGTATATTGCATCACCTTTTACACTTTCCTTATTCTCTAATTTTAAATCTTTAATTTGTTGTTCTAATTCTTGAATTTTATCTATATCTTTATTATGTCCATAACTAAATCTAACATTAATAATATCTCTAGTTGTATTCATTTTACTTATGGTAATTAACTTGTTATTTATTAATTTATTTAATAAAAGCGACTTATTAAAATTAATGTTGTATATTTTATTAATAGTTTCCTTTCTTAAATTATTTTTTAATATACTACTACCTTCCATACTCATTATTTTTACTTCATTTTGTAATATATTCTTCTCCATAACTAATCCTCCATTTGATTTTGATTCCCTATTTTAACGCTGTAATAACTGTTAAATCTATATGTAATTGTTCTGTATCTCTAAATATAAACACTTGAAATTTGCTATTATCTCTGTTTGGCTCCAGTGCTACTAACGTATGTCCTTTTCTTATTAATTCCTCTGCAACTTTTTTAGAGAATATTTTATACATTCCTCCACCTCCTCAAAATGGATTAACCATTTTATTTTCTAGTTTGTTAAGTTTTCTTTCTAATTCAGATACCTCTTTATTCAAATTTTTCTGTTGTTGTATCTTGCCTTTTAAACCATTAATTTCTCTATTTTCTTTTGCGTTTTGAACATCCAATATTTTATAGCCTTGGTCTTTATAGTAAAGTTTAGATTGTTTTAACCCTTCTTCTAGTTCATTTTTACACACACAATAAACATTATTTGCAGTATGCTTCTTACCACTCTTGTCCTGCACAATACCAATATTGTCATAAAATAATAAACCTAGTTTATTTAGTTCCTTAATGTATTTCTTAAATGTATCTTCAGATATTTTTAAGTCTTTACTAATGTGGCTATAATTGTCATAGAAGCATTCAGCTTTTCCACCTGTAATAATAATATTTTTCACTCGAATCATTCTATTATCATCATTTATGTACGATATATCATCATTTTTTCTTCTGCTAATCCTAGCATTTATGTAATAAAAAATCTTCAACAAAATTAATTTATCTAAGCCACCGTCATATTTCATAATTTTTAAGTAATCGTGTATACCAACAGTAAAAAATTGTACTTTATTTCCTTCTGCATCATGCTCAAAAGGTATATTTAATTCTAGCTTAATTAATTTATCTATCTTAGCTTTTGTAAAATCAAAATTAATGTTAATTTTTAATATGTTTCGCAACTTTAAATCTTCCAAAATATTTTTAAATTGTTCATTGGTTTTGCCTTTGCCAGTTTTAGGAGTTAAACCACAACTAAGAATTAAATCTTCTATTGTAAAATTAATTTGACACAGTAAAGTTGTATTGCTCTGTAAATACGAAAATATATGTATAATCTTATCTCCATATTGTTTTAGATAAGTATTATCTCTATCCCAATAATTCCAAACTAAATTATTAGGTAGTATTAAAAATTTATCTTGCATAAATACCTCCATTCTTTATTTTTAAAATAAGTAAAATAACTAAAACATAAGAAATTTTTAAAGTGCTAATCACGAACGCTTTGCGTGAGTGGAGATTGGTTTTTATATTGTTATATATGTTTATTATATTGTTATACCCTAGTTGGGGGATGTTTTAAGTCCCCTTAAATTTCAAATTTCATAGGTTCAAGGGGATACTTGCAGTCCCCTCAATCTCTTAACCTAATTTATGTATATTTATAAGCTAACTTTAAACAACTATTTAGCTAATTCCATATATTTTTACTTTACCTTTATTATTAATATCTTCTGTATTGTATTCTTTTAGCTTATTGTTACCTTTGCAAAATAATTTTTTATTAGTGTAATAAACATAATCATTTTTATTTAGCTGCTTATTTTCTATCTTTTCTTTTGTAATATCTTTATTGTCTATCCCAAAACCAATTACAAAGTAGTTAGTTTCTGTAACAATATGATTTATTCTATTATCTTTTATAATTTTTGCATCTTGTTTTAAATAAGATAAGTTTTTCCATCCAATATGTTGACCGTATGCAAAATTATTTTGTTTTATGTATACATCTTCACCCTTTTTTATTACATTTGTATCTTGTATTGTATGTTCTAAATCTATCATTTTTTTAATTAAAAAAGTTCTTAACTCTTGGTAACTTCCCATTCCCATAACTTTTTTGCATAAGTCTGTTTGTTCCCAAAATCTCGTAAAATCATAATTCGTAGTTCCTTCTAAAAAATATAATACGGATAAGAAAAATGGGGATGCATCTCTCTGTAATCCACTTAAACACTTGCCTGTCCACATTTCGAATTCTTCATAAACAAATGCGTGTACTAGTTCATGCCTGATTACATTGATTAAATTTTTCTTCCAATACTTTTTGGTTTTGCCATCTATACTGTCCCATTTATCCCATTTATAATCTATATAAGCATCTATAACTCTCTTATTAACCAATATTTCATGTGTAAATTGACTATCATTTTTTATTTCTGCTCGTCCCCATTCTCCTGCAACAGTAAACTCGTTCCCTTTAAAATCATCTGCCCTTATCCTTATGGGGTTGTTTAACAATCCTCTGCGTTGATATTTAAAACATATCTTTCTCATCCTTTCCATTTCTTTATTTAGTAGTCTTTCTAGCAATTCTTGTCTTTTAATTTCCCTCATTAATTTACCTCCATTTTTGTTTTTATTTTTAATAGTTAATACACAATATCCCTCAAACCCTCATTCTACCGTCACTAAAAAAACCTTGTATTGATTTCTATACTCTAATTGAAGATTTACACACAAAACTATATAGATTTTAAAAATTGACCATTTTTCCAACGGTAAAATGCGACTTTGAAAGAAAAACACTATTGACACTCACCGTATACGATGATATAATCTTTATTGTAATAAGAAAAAGATATATAAATACAAGTTATAGATTCAGTTATGCTAATCGGCATAAAAAATTATAAGAAATAACATAAAGCAATTATTGCTTGCCTTATGTGTATTTTGGTATATTTTTCATGTGTAAATAGTGTCGTGTTTTTTATAGTAACATAAACTTACCAATATTACAATACTTTAAATGTTAACATTCTGTTAACTCTATTTTCATTTTTTGAAATTTATAGATTAATTATCCTTCAATACCATTGGCAGATGGTATATTTATTGGATAATTAGTCTTTTTCATTTTTTGTAATCTTTCTTCTTCCTGTCTATCTAATGCTACAACATAATTGTAAAACTTATCCCAAGTCATATTAGGATCATCAAATTCTATATCTCCTTCTCGCAATTCATAACTTCCTGCGTAAAGCACCTTATCTACCTTTTTTATAGCTTGTTTTTTCTTTCCTCTACTAGCCATTTATTTTACCTCCTAGTTTTTTAATATCTTTTTAATTTATAGGTATAGCTATTACGCCACTATCTTTACAATATTCTTCTAAATCTTGTTGCGACAATATCCATTTTTCATATTTAATAACATTGTATCCTTTATATTTTTTAATAAATTTATATTGAATTCCTTCCATATCGTTAATAGCTTCGGCATAACTTTGTTCTAATAATTTTATATTCTTTTCTAAATCTGTAGCAATATTATATTTATACATTAAAGCTATTATTTCTTGTGAACATAAGTCACCATACCACCAACCTAAATTACACCAATATTTATATATTGCTTTTACAACATTATATTTTTTCGATATTTTGTATAAAGCATCTTGAAAAGCGTAAGTACCGACATAATCAAAAAACACCACATTTTCAATACTTTCTGCGATTGGACTTATTGCAAATAATTCTTCTTTTAAGCCCTGTAAAAACTCTTTTGTTAGTAAATTTCTCTTTCTATTTGGTAGCTTGTACTTATAGTCTTGCATATTCAATCTAATTTTCTTTCTACTCATTACTCATCCTCCTCATTAATAAATAATTAATCCTTGCGATGAATCCATACATAATGTATAAGCTACATCTTCAGCAGGAAATTTATCTAATGTTTGACGGATATTATTATCATTAATATTTATTTCACTAGGATCATAATAAAATTTAACTCCATCTTCTCTTATAACTGCTTTTTGATCTTCTTCTTCGTCTATTAATGCGATAATATCCTTTCGTTTAATATTTATTACTGTACCATCTTTTTTAACTATAGTTAAATGTGCAGGTACATCTACTATTTGATAGTTGTCCATATATTACACCCCCTCTCTAATTACATCTACAACTTACTGTTTGAAACGGATTGTAAAATTTCCTATTCCCTCTACTCTTATGCTCTTGTAAGAACTTTTCCATTGTCCAACCATTCTTTGTCCACACTCTTAAAAATTCTTCTTCATCGGTAATCGGAAAACAACACATATTTTCTATCTCTGCAATGATAGCTTGTCCTTTTGCATTTAAGTCTACTCTGTTTAAGTCTACTTTGTTTGCTACTTCTCTTAATTTTGCACTTCTAGCAAATAAATCTAAGTTATTGTATTTGTTCCAAACACCTTGTTTTAATTGTAATTGTTCTTTTAAACTTAACATTTTTAATCTCCCCTAACTTTTTAAATTTTAATTACTAAGCTATGCATAGTAGATGTTATGTCTTTTTTATCTTTGTTACTACTTATTGGTAACATTAGTTTACCATAATCTTGTGGGTTTTTTCTTTCCATTAAGAGTTCGATTTCTTTTAATGTAAGGACACCAGTTTTCCATTCCATCAACATCCCATCCTTTATTAACTTTTGATTGTTTCAATTTACTAAAAGTAAATAAAATTGTAATATTTAAGGACTACAAAATTAGTCCTCGTAAAACTTTTTTACTTCGATAACATCCTTATTAATTTTCCAAAGTGGACTTCTAAAATCCTCATGGATTAAGATATTTTCCTTTTCAAGCTTCTTTAGCCACTTAGATACTGTAGCTTTAGATGTATTAAAATGTTCCATTATATCATCTAACTTTAATACCATCCATCCACCAAGTACAGAATTAGGATACTGTTGAGGTATTATGTAATTTAAAAATCCTGCTTCACTCTTGTTAATGTCGTGTGAATTTAGCCAACCTGCATCTAATAAAACTGATTTTTGATCCTTACTAAATTCAATTACATATATACCTTTCATTTTATCCAACCCTTTCTGTTTTTGTTTACAAATACAGTATATCATAAAAATAAATTTAATTCAATAATTTTTATTGAATTTCTTAAAAGTATTTTAAACTTTTATCATCTATAGAATAAAAGGGTACAATACCCTTCCATTCTAAAATAAATCTATTGTTTGTTTCTATAGTTGTGTATTCCTTCTTTTATTACACGCATAAAATACGTATACTATTTCACATAATCCTTTATTATTTAATTGTCAACTTCTTGCAATTAATATTTGCCTATATTATCCACATCTACAAAATTACTTATATGAGGGATACTTTCAAAGCTACTATTATACCCTCTATATTCATTTTTATAATTTTTTATTAAATCTTTCATTTGTTCTTCATCGTCAACATTAAATAATATTTTTGTTTGTTCAAAGTCACTTTTTCTAATCATTTTTTGTAATATATCTATATTTTTGTAATGATTCTTATATATATACATACAAGGAAACCATATCTTGTTGTGATCAGTTTCGTTTTTATTTTTCACACTTGATATATAATGTAGTAATAAATCAGTACTAATTATTTGTTGACTATAATCTTTACCATTAATTTTACTCCTTTGCACTATCATATCAGCGGTAATGCTAATTTTATCGCTTTGGAGTCTACGTTTTCTTATTTCATCAAAAGTTTCCACGTAAAAATAAAATACAGTAAATAGTTCTCCCTTATTATTTTCATTATATTTTCTTTTAATAAAGTATCTAGTCTGTAGTAGCTCATTTACTTTATTAAATAATTTATTTTCCAATAATATTGATATAGTATATATAAATATTTCTTTAATGAAGTATTTATATTGGTCAAATTGTGCTTGAGAATAAGTACCACCACCCTGAAATTCTGTATAGCTGTATATATTTTCAAATAAATTTATTATAATACTTATATCAAAATCAGGTTTTAATTTGCATAGTAGTTCTAATAAATTAATGTAATTATTTCGTAATGGTGTCATTGCCTTTATCTTCTCATAAACTATCTCATCAACAATAACATCATCTTTTTGCACAACATCATACGATATTTGAAACTGATCTAATTCATGAAAAAATTCTTGAACAAAATCACTGATAAAATATTCTGCTTGGTGAGGTTTATTCAATAATACATTCTTTAGTTGCCTCACTATATTTGTGCTTTTAAAATATACTTCCTTATCTTCCATTAAAAAAGATGGCTTTTGTCCTAATTGTGGTTTTTTATGTTGTGGTACATCATATATTAATCTTAACAATTGTTCATATCCATACTCAAAAATATTTTCATTTGACAAATCTATACCTATTTTTCCATTCATATAATTAGGCATACATGATTCAAATTCACCATCTATTTCGGCTATAATAGGTATGAACTTTTCTTGTTTTACTTGATTGTAAATCTTCGGTGTAATTATTTGAGTTTCTATTCCAACTCCACCATCTCTTTTATCAGCTTTTTCTTTGTATTGTTTATCACATATAACTAGAACTTTGTCTATTTCTTCACTTGTAACCATTTGTTCCATAAACGCAAACTTATCATAACCTGGCTTTAAATCCCACTGATCAAGTATAACTTCAACACCATCTCCCATTAATCTTTCTCCTAACAACCTTACCCATTTGGAATGTTCTTCTGACGACCAACTGTATGAAATAAATACTTTTTTAATGTTATTTTGTTTACACAATACTTATGTCCCCCCTAATATTATTTTTTATAATATTTTATCATATATTGTACCTTTTATAAAATGTATGTATGTAATCTATAAATTTCATTTTAACTGCAACCTCATTCTCTTGGTTTACATCTTTAATAATTTTAAATTAAAGCTAAAACTACTCTGTACACATATCAGAGGAAAATATGATCTACTTTTTATAAAGGATTAAGGTTTTAGCTTAACCCCTTATGTAATTATTTAAATATCCCTTTGATTGTAAAGATTAAAATTGCAATCCAACCGATTAAGGATATTAAATTGATGGTGAGTTTCTCGAATAGATGAATGATTTTGTCTGTAAATTCGAGAAACTCTTTCCCATAATTTACAAACAATATAATAAATATGTAAAAAGACTAGGAATTTAACCTAGTCTTTATTATAGCTTCAATAACAATATATATAATATATGCGTATAATAGATCAAATACATTATCTGTTTTTAACTCATATATTATATCCTTTATATAATCCAGATGACACTTTTCTTGTTTATTGGAATTACATTTAATTCCTAATGCAAGTGTTGCTATTATAATATCATTTCTAAACTCATTATTTTTTCTTAATTCTTTGTATATATTATATATTAAATCATCGCTTTCAAAATCTTTCGCATTTCCAATTCTATCTTCATAAAAAACATTCTTATCATTTTCTTTTCCTAATATATCATTAAAAATTGCTATAGCTACATAATCTAATGCTAACTGCTGAAAATCATAATATTCTTTAATATGATCCAAAATTATGTTAAAATTTTTGTCACTCTCCAATTCATCTATCCATTTAAATCCACATTCTTTTATTTTCATACCTTCATTAAGCATTTTTTTGAAATATTCTTCATATTTAATATTATAATCTTTAAACTTCCACTTTCTATGAGTTTCAATAATATTTCTATACTTTATATCTATAGTATTTAAAATTAAATATCCACTATTATCTATATCTATTGTGTTACATGTGAATCGATTATCATTCATTGCCTTTAATTCAAATTTATGAATATATGCTCTTTCTATATATGTTCTCATAAAATCTGGACATTTACAAATTGGTATATATAACAAATCTTCCTGTCCATATTTATTGTATATACATTGTAGTAAGTTATTATGATGGCTATTATGCTTTAATGCACTAATGTGTTTAGCAAATCTCTTCTTAAAATTAGCTGCTTCACCAATATAACATTCATCAGTATTTACACTATAAATCATATAAACTCCACCATCATTTTCAATACTTATACTTTCATCTATATCTATTTCATTTTTAATTTCTCTTAATTTTAACATTCGTTTGGATATCATTTTATTCTCCTATTCTTTTGCTGATTATTTTATAGCAAAATAATTATATATCAATAATGACTTCATTGTAATAATTTTGGCTAAATTTCAACCTATGTAATTTATAGTTGTATTGTAATTATTATTTTATTTATAAATAAATATCCAAAAGAGGCGTAGGTAATATAAATCCTATGAAAATGGCGAGATGTATAAGGGAATTGGAAAGGATTTATGGGATAAGACAAGGTAGCAATCAATATAGTGGTTCGGAAATAATTTCCGAAGCTAAAAAATCTCAAAATGATTTAGCTAAACAAATTGGTGTTGATGAAAGACAACTTAGGAATTATAAAAAACTTAATGATTTAATACCTGAATTATTATATAATTAATTATAGAAAATTTATACAATACATTTGTTATATTAAGTATGGAGGTTATTATGTACAATAATTTAAAAGAAATAATACAAGAATTAATCGAGCGAGGATTTGAAGGGAATTATTGGGATTTTAAGCAAAAATGGCATAAAAATAATGATAGATTATTACATGATATATTATGTTTTGTAAATACCGTTCATGTAAAAGATTGTTTTTTAATATTTGGTGTATCAGATAGTTGTGAAGTTATAGGTGTTACAGACGATGAGAATAGAAAAAAACAAGCCGACGTATTAGACTTACTTAATAACTGTAGCTTTGCAGGAGATAATAAACCTAAGATCAGTCTTGAAACTATTAATTTACATAGTAAAGAATTAGATGTATTAATTATACATAATACTAATAATACGCCATTATATATAACAAAGAAATGTAAAAAAATATAATGATATTCAAGAGAATTTTATTTATTCAAGAGAAGGTGATAGAAATACTCCTATAAAAGAAAATTCTAATATATATCAGATAGAAAGATTATGGAAAAAACGTTTTGGATTAAACAGAAACTGCATTGAGGAATTTAAAGAAATATTAAAAGATAAAAATGCTTGGAAAAGAAATTCATACGGATATTATTATATGTATAATCCTGAGTTTGTAATAAAGTTAGTAGATTTTATGGATGATTATACTAAACCTGATACATATTCTTATCTTATGACAAATGAAAGAACATCTTATTATGATCTACAGTTAATATATAAAGGAACTATTATTGATACATTTACAGAAGTAATATTAGATAGCGGAAGATATTCAACTATATCACCTGACTCAAATTGGATTTACAGAGATAAATATCACAGAAAAACTTATGAATTTAAAAGCTATACTAAAAATACATTAGAATATTTATTATATAGATTTTTATTTAATAGTGAATCCGAGGAGGCTAGGTATGCTAAACGTTCTTTTGATGAAATAATAACTATATTTAATGATAAATCTGAAAGAGAAGAATTTCTTAAATATATAAATAATAACTCAAGTAAATTTGAACAAGAATTAAAACAAATAATATCAAAACAAGAATATAAATATAATTCATATGGAGAATATAATGATGAATTTTTAAATGAAACAATTATGTCATGTAAATTAGCAAAAGTATATTTAGATAAGTTTAGAAATAAACTATAAAAATTAATATTAAATATAATTAATTCTTCCTTGTAGTTCTTCCTATAGCAAGGTTGACATATCTAAAGTTTCCATATTGACACTTCTAATGCGACACTTTTGTAATTTCTATATGTTTTAAGCGTATTCTTGAAAAAATTTGCTTAAAAATCCGTTACAAAAAGAAAAAAATGGTATTAGACACTACACAACAAATTATATTATATAGTCTTTAATACCATTTAGTTGAATTATGATTTAATTTTTTACATGACAAATAAGCTTATCGGTTTATATTTTTAAAAAAATTTGATATAATATAAATAAGCTTAATTAAATTATGAGTATTTAATTATTTGCACTTGTAGAGCCACCAACTCTTACAGGTGCTTTTGCTTTATTATCTGAGTGTTAAATCTCGCACTCAGATAAACTACCTTTCCCGTATAGTAATAATTCTTCTAGTTTATTGTAATTGTAGTTTCTTTGTGGATAGTCGTTGAAATCGGTGCGTTGGTTGTTTTTATAATTATAATTATTATTTTTGTTCTTATAGCTATTTTGAGCATTATCCTTCTTACCTTTTACAGCTTGTTTTAACCTGTCTACGGCATTATTAACCTTCTTCTGTACCAATACATATAAATTACTAATAGATCCCCTACGGCGTTTAATAATAAGTTTTAACGATACTAGTTCTTTTATATATCTATTTATCGTCCTACAGCTTCTTCCTAAAGCAATTGCTATGTATTTAATACTAGGATAACAAGTAGTTTTATCTCCGTAGCACATAGATTGTAATAGCATATAACAGCGATAAGCACCATCTGAAATTTTTAAATTTGTTATATCTGAATTAGAGGTAATAGTATAATTAGTCACTATCTTCTGCCCCCTTTCATATTTTCTAAGGGGCTAAATTGCTGATAATTTTTTCTAATATCTTCTGTTGTTACATCTGCATAAGCTTTTTCTGTAACTGTAACACTAGAATGACCCAATAATCTGCTTAGCATGAATATATCTCCCCCTGCAAGTAAAAATCTACGTGCATAGTTATTTCTTAATGTATGTGCAGTTACATTTTTAGATATCTTTGCTCTAATAATATACTTTTTAAAATTCTTCTCAAAATTTGTTACTTTAAATGGGGAATTTTTTTTAGTACAAAATAATAATTCAGTTTCCACATATCTATCTTTATATTGTATCCAACGTTTTAATAATTTTGACATAGTATAGCTATAAAAAACATATCTATCCCTTCTACCTTTAGCTATTTCTGCACTAATAAAAATAGCTCGACGGTCTAAATCTACATCATGGATTGTTAAATCTAAGCATTCTCCTATTCTCATTCCAGTATCCATAATTAGTTGTATTATTACATAATCCCTAAATTCGTGGAACTTAGTTGTATCTAAATATCTTATAATTCTTTTAAATTCCTCATCACTTAATTGCTCTTTTTTAATTCTATTATTTTTAAATTGTTTAATTTTTTTCATGGGATTTATTTTTATTATTCCTTCTTCTAAACACCAATTAAAGAACACTTTTAAATTTCTAATGTAATTATTAATTGTTGTTATAGATATTTTTTCTCCAAAATCAGTTCTTTTATTTGGTTTATTCACAAAGCTTGTGTTAATATCTTCTACAAATGTATATTTACCTCTTTCTTTAGTAAAAGCTATATAATCCTTTATATGTTTCTCTTTGATCTTAGTAACTACATTTATATTAAATGTATCCTCCATGTATCTTGCAAACAATCTAATAGACGTTTCATACGATGCTATTGTTTTTGCACGTAAATCCTTCTGTTGGCAATAAATCATAAAATCATCAACGGTATAATCTATATTTTTTTCTAATTTTGTTAATCTAGGCAT